GGTGTTTCACCCCGCACTGCTTACTGTTGTTATGAAGAAGATTCCTTCTTCCAGTAAGTCCACCGGCACGACGCTGTCACTAAACGGATACCTGGCTTGTAAGCCACCGTGTGTCTCAACGTCGCGCTGTCACCGCTACTACTCATGCATGCCTCACTAGGCCAAACTCCGGAAGGAGCCGAACCTTTTATTTGCATAATACGAGACAGCAAGAGATTTTCTCTATCTAAGGAGTATACCTGCGACTCAGGAGAGTCGCTATGATCTACTGTTTGTTCCTCAGACAGCAAGGCTTTAACCGGGGAAGAACATATGACGATATAACTTGGCGGTCTGCCAAGCTTCGTCTCCCAGGTCGACTCACCAATGGGAACCCATAGTCCTTGTGGGACATTAGGCTCCGTGGTGATTAGCTTGCGGATTGGCCTACGCACGCTATTAACGAGTGTATGCCAGACTCCGCGCCAACGAGGATCACCACAAACCCCAGATTTATCAGGAGCTGTAGGACCCTCAAAAGCATGGCGAAGAACCTTGTTCGCAAGGGAGACAACTGCTTCTCCATTGTCGAGCCTTTTAGAAATGTAGAGTGGTCTAACCATATCTACGCCATGGTAATCCTTCCCGCAACTTTCACGGAACGGACCCTCATGGAACGTCTTGTCCTCATTGATTGTAAAACCAAAGAGGCTAAGGAGCTCGGCTACTTGGTGGTAATACGCCGTTGGGAACACTAAGTCGTCCCCGAAGACAGCCACATGCGGCCAAGTCAACTTCGAACCCGTTTTACAATGAGACCAAACACCTGGCACCACGGAGGTAACGATCGCCCGGAAAAGCAGCGTCTCTACCAAGAACGTGAAACCACAGCCCATACTGCTGAGCATTTCGTATTTGATCTGCTCGGGAATCGTCTTATCAGACATTTTCCTGCGTAGATCTTCAGGCAGAAGGCCGTATTCACTCGCCAACGACACGAGTAAGGCATTCCAATCGGCCGATATAACTGACCGTACCGGAGCTCTACAAACGTTGTTACTTGCTGAGCGGAGGTCAACGGTACAAAACAAACCCGTCGCAGCTCCAACCGCAGCTAACGCTTGATTGAACATCGCGGATGTGCGTAAATTCACGCCATCGGACTCGAGCAAACGATCAAGGAGGATACTCTCAACACCCATTTGTAACCAGAGGTTAAGCATAGGCTCCTTACAAGCGCCTCGTTTGACTTCGAACTTCTTAGGAACGGTGAAGAATTCATTACCTGGAACAAGACGGAACCTGGATTGGGTCCCGTGGACCAGATTTATCATCTGATCCCACAACGGGGCGGATGCCACCACCGTCGATGCTATAGGTATAATCATAGGAGTTAATGTTGGCTTAGAAGCAAACTTGTACTCCGGACCGGTGCGCGTGTAATCAAACTCAAATTGCGCGTTAACACCGGGTCCCCAACTGCCTTTGTCAATAACCTCCTGGGTTGAAGGGGCAGGGCCCATCAACTCGTGGATCCGACGTGATACACCCTCAACCTGCTTATAAAGCGGATGAGTGTGGTCAAGGGTTCGCCAGATTGCGTTAGTTTCTGCGTTCTTACGTTCGCAGGACAGGAGGTCTTCAAGTGCGGCTACATCGCCCACCTCATCACTTCCCTCAAAGGGATACTTCGAAAGGAGGCAGACTAACTGATTGTCCCAATAGTATATCATCGGATCTTTGTAATTTCGAGGATCCACTTTGATATCTTTTAGAAGAACTCGCAAGAGACTCGCGAACGAATCCTTACGGTTCTCCTGGGCAGCTTTACGTAGTTTCCTACAGACGTCGATCACACTACGTGCGACTTTCGTCTTAGGGGCACAGACAGCTAGCTGTTCCAGTAGACTGACGACAGT